GGATACAAGCAAAGGGTGCAATCTACTGCGCTCTCCCCTCGCCCGTCGGGTGTGTTTACTGAGCCTAGTGTCAACTTCTATAAGCTGGACTTTATCCCTAAGCTCAGGGCCGGGCAAGCGGGGCGGGCTACCTACTTTGCGGGCGCTCAACTCTGGGCTTACGACGGGGCAGAGCTTGCTGAGGCTTGTTTCCATCAGGCCCCAGAAGGCACCACTTACACGCCAGCAGGCGGCGGCTCTATGTCTGCCGGGACCTACCGCTACCGAATCGATTTGTGCCACAAGAACGCGCAGAACGAAGAGGTGCGGAGTTGGTCCATCATCTCTAACGCCGTGATTTCTGGCGCCAGTGGGCAGGTCACTATCGTGGTCCCCACTATGCCCATGACCAGGCGCGAGGATGCGTATTTTCTGATTTACCGCACGCAAGCAAACGGGACCGTTTTTACTCTTTGCAATTCCAGAGACCCCTCGTCAGCTCTCTTTCTTCGCAACAATCAGGCGAATGTGTCCGCCACACTGGTGGACCAAGCCTCGGATGCTACGATTTCGACGCAAGAGTATCATCCGGCAAATGCAGCGGGCAATTATCTTGACCCTCTGCCTGCGCCAGCTTGCGAGGTGGTTGCGGGTGGGCGCGATCGCTTGTGGCTTGCCGGGGGCGAATTGGCTCCTGGCGAGCTTTCTCCATCGCGGCTTTTTCAGCCTAAGGAGGCACCCGCGTTCTCCCCTGCGTTGAACATTCAAATTGACAGGAACGATGAACCTGTCACGGCTATAGGGTTTTTGAACAACATCGCCGTCGTGTTCAGACGCACGGCTTCTTACATCATCGAATCTGACGGCCCCGACAACTCACTCAATGGTGCTTGGGTATCTCCGCGTAAGGCTATTTCAGATACCGGGGCCATCGGACCTGAGGGGTTGGCTGTCACGACCGCGGGCTTGTGGTTTCAGGCTCCAATTGGGCTGCGTTTGATGACTAATGGGGGCAGCATGGACCCGCAGGCGGGGCAGGATGTCGACCCGATTACCGCGGGTGCCAGCTACTCCGCTGCTGTTGTGGTGCCACAGTACACTCAAGTGCGCTGGTACTCTTCTGACCCCAGCAAGCCAACGGTGGTTGTTGATTACTCCAGCAATTCGTGGAGCACTTGGACGGGCCTCACTTGCGTGGGAGCTAATTTCTGGCCAATCACAGACCTTGCTGTGATTTCAAAGGGAGACGGCTACATTTGGCGCGAGGATTCGACCATTTACACTGACAACGGCCTCCCTTATGAGCATATCGTGCGCACGGCTTGGCTGCGTGGAGCACAGTTGGGTGATTTTCAGCGCTTTCGTCGATTTGCTCTTTTTGGCAACTCGGCGGCCCCTGTTAGTTTGAGGTGCCGCATCTTCTACGACGAGCGACCATTCCACGATGAGGAATTTGTTCTGGATTTTCCCCTGGCAGACGGCCTTACCGAGTCAATTTTCAACACCAGCATTTGGGGCGGCAGTAGCCTAGCCACACCTTCGCCAGTTTGGGGAAACTTTTCTGTGTGGGGCGATTCAATTGGGCAGACACAAGAGGTCGGTGTTCCGCTATACTTTAATGACGGAGTTTTCAAATTCCGCCATCGGCCTGCCCGTCAGAAGTGCTCAGTGTTTTCTATTGAGTTTTCTGACCTCGGGGCGCCCAACTCTAGCTTTGAGCCTGTTGTTTTGGCACTAGAAATTGCCAAGAAGAAGGGGCTTGATAGAATCCCCAGCGGCAACTATGGGGGCAATAGTGTGTTCAATGGGGCTGGGGGCGGGGGAACCTAACATCTCTCAGTAAAGGACTAATCATGGGTAAAGGTGGAGATACCGCTAAGGGCGCAGCAGGCGGCGCCGCAACTGGTGCCGCAATTGGGGGGCCATGGGGGGCCGCAATCGGTGGGGTGGCGGGTGGGCTTCTTGGCTACTTTGGCTCTGGTGACAACGACCAGAACAAGCAGCTTGCCGAGGAGTACCGTAAGCAGGTGGCCGCTCGTGAGGCTCCGCAAATCAATCCAAGCCAGGTGGGGCAGGCTGCAACCTCCGGCTTTCGTGCTAACCAGCAGGGGCTCATCAATCGCCTTGAGGCCATGTCAGCCGGCCGAGGACCTAGCGTTGCTGGTGAGCAGCTGAAAATGGCCACGGACAGAAATACGGCCACTCAGCAAAGCATTGCGCAATCTGGGCGCGGGAACGCAACGTTGGCTAATATTGTGGCCGCTAACAACAGCAACAATTTTGGGCAGGGGGCAGCTCAACAGGCCGCACTAGCTCGTATTTCTGAGCAGCAGATGGCACTTGGGCAACTTGGCCAGGCTACCTCTAGCGCACGCGGTATGGACGAGCAGACCGCTCAATTCAACGCGCAGCAGACTAACTTCGCCAATCAGGCCAACCTTGAGGCTAAGCTCCGCACCATGGGGCTGAATGATGCCGCTATTTTGAACGTGATGAATCAGGTCAATGGCATGAATCTGCAGCCTAGCATGGGCGACCAAATACTGGCAGGCGGTGTCGGGGCGCTTGGTACTTGGGCAGGCAATCGCAACGCTAGCGCCGCAGCAAAGGCTTAATCATGGCTCTTGACCTCAATGACCCCAGCCAGCTTGCGGCTCTTGTGGGGGCAGCTAATTCAGGGCAGCAACTTGCGGCTCCTGATTATGCGGCCCTTCTTGGCTATGCCCAGCCGACACCACAAGCCCAGCCACAGGAATTTAGCACGCCGGTGTTGCCTGACCCCAACAGCCAGGGTTCGGCAGTGGCCTCACCAGTAACGCTTCCCTCACAAGCTCCTGCTGGTCCAGCTAACGAACCTGCGACGACTGACTTGCCTGCTCCTAGTGTCGCGCCGCAAGCTCCTGACCCTAACTTGTCGGCTCCTGCACCTGGTCTCAGTCCTGGCCAAGCAGTCGGGGGTGGTTACTCGGTCTCTGGTTTCAACCCCAACGCCTTCAACGCCATCCAGGCAGGGCCGGCTAAGGGGGTCCGAGGTCAGATTGCGGGCGAGAAGGCTCAAGCTAACGCCGAGTTTGCTCCAATCCTTGCAGATTCGCATGCAGCCACGCAGGCGGCAATTGATGCCACCACCAAGCAGGGCGAGATTGAGGCACAAAGGATTGCTGCTTTGGGCGAGGGCAAGGCTCAAATTGCTCAAGCTCAGCAGGGCTTTATCGACAAGGAGAGTGCCGCTATCGCCGAATCCCAGGCGGCTGCTAAGGGGGCACAGGCTGACTATCGGGCCGCGCTTGCTGATTGGGCTGGTAGCAAGGTGAACCCGGCGCAGCTTTGGGATGCAGGCGGCAAGGTGGGGCAGTTTGCCATGGTGGCTACGGCCTTCGGCCATGACTTTCTCGGCGCCCGGGGCATCAAGACTAGCGGCATGGATAGCATCAACAAAGCTATCCAGAACAACATTAATGCACAGCTGGCTAATATCGAGAAAAAGGGCCAGGTTGCTGCAGGGTTCAAGAACCTGTGGGACATGCAGCGCCAGCAGTCAGCCAGTGATTCTGAGGCCAGGGAGCGGATGCGCGGCTTCTATCTCGAGGGCATAAAGAATCAGATTGATGCTAATCTCTCTGGGTACGACTCAGAGTTGGCGCGCGCTAAGGCTCAGGCCGCTAAGGCAGAGCTTGTCAAGGAGCAGGTCAAAAACGACTTGCTGGTAAAGCAGCACATCGACAAGGCTTTCAATGACCGGGCACAGCAGCGCATCGAGCTTTACAAGGCCGACCTGAGCGCTTCCTCGGCTCGCTACTCTGCAGATGCGCATCTCAAAGCGGCGCAAATTGCCGCAGGGGCCAAGGATAAGTCGCACCCGCTTGATGGCGTGATTTTTGACACCAGCACGTCTGGTAAGAATCTTGCCGATAGGCGCTTCTTGCCAGGCACTCCGCCTGCTACCCAAGCTACTTTGAGAGAGCAGAACGCCAAGGTTTTGAATACGTCAGAGAAAATTCAAGAGCTTATCCAGCTTCAAGAGGCTGCAGGGCGAGTTCCCCCGACAGACTTCGGGCCAGCAAAGAAGCTTCAGGGCGAAGCCAAGCGGGCCGCAGAGCAGGTTAGAACGCTTGTCCGAACTAGCCTTCTTTATGACTCCACCGGTAAAGCCATCAATGAGAAGGAGATGGAAATCTTCGACGAGATTGTCGGCAAGAAAGACTGGTGGCTTAATGGAGATAACACCCGTGCCCTTTCTATCTTGGCCAAGAGCAATCTTGACAAACAGAAGGCTATCATGAGCGGTGTGTCGACTAAGATTGGGCCAGGTGACCCGGTGTTCGGCTACTCTTCGGGGCCGAATACTACGGCACCAGGTGAGTCGACCCTGTTTGATATTCAAAGTCAGCCGGGGTCAGGTAAGCCGGGCGAGAGTGAGGTTGACAAGTACCAGAAGTGGGCAGCGTCTCCTAATGCTCTGGAAGCCTACGATATCAAAAAGGTACCGAAAGAGGGGCCAGGCAATCAAGCTACCGTTTCTCGTGACTGGTCTACTTTCCTAGAAGAAAACCCTAACTTCAACTTGAAAGACACCAAGATTCAGGCCAAGCGCACAGGAGATACTTCCATTCTTGGCGGGTTTGACTCCGCGCACGAAACGGCTAGGTCCGAGAAGAATCCTGACCGCGCCTTCATTCAGCTTGAGCGACTTGCTGACCTTGCGCTGTCTGGCGACAAGTCCGCAGAGAACGTGATTCATGCGCTGGCAGATGGCGAGTTGCTGCGCCCTGAAGGCGAGGGCGACCAGAAAAAGGTAAAGTTCAAGAAGTCGGGGTCGGAATCTCAGTCAGACCAGGACGCAATTTTGAGCATGTACGCGAAGTGGGAAGAAGCGCGACTGGCTGGCAAAAAGGTGCCTGGGCAAGAGAACGCTACTGAGGAATAAATGCCGGAAAAGGTAATTCTCGTACGGGGGGATGGCACTAAGCTTGAGGCTACGCCCGAGCAGGCTGAGCGTCTTGCTATTCTCGGCTATCAGCAAGAGACATCTGACCAACACATTAGGGATGTTCAGCAGGGGGCTGAGCGAGACTATTACGAGTCTGGCTCCCAGCGGCTTAGAGGGCTAGGGGAGGCTGTTGGCGCCGGGCTTAGCTTTGGGGCCAGCGACTTCTTTGGTGACCGCGAAGGGACGGCCAAGCGCGCTGAGTACAATCCTGGCACCCGCATCACTGGCGAGATTCTGGGTGCCGTTGCGCCTCTAATCTTGTCAGGCGGCAAGTCTGCGGAAGCATCTGCGGCCCGAGTCGGTGAGGCGGCTGCGGGCGCTGCTGAGGGCGCTACTGCCATCAAGGAGGCGTCTGCCCTCTCTAAGGTGGCGAGTAAGGCACCAACCTCGCTGCTTTCTGATGCTGCTAGAGCGCTGGCGCCCGGGGCTGAACGTTCACTCACCAAAGCAATCTCTGCGGGCGTTCTCGAAGGTTCTGTCTACGGAATTACCGGCACTGTTGACCATTCTTACCTGGACGGCACTCCCCTAACTTCCGAGGCAGTGCTGCACGGAGTCGGCTGGGGGGCATTCCTTGGCGGCGCTTTGGCTGGAGTTGGGCACGGTATCGAGAAGATTGGCGCTGAGGCTCAGGCTGCGATTGATAGGCCCGCCGTTGAGGCCGCTAAATACACGAAGGCAGTTAAAGAGGCTGAGGTCGCTGAGGCGGCGCGAGTTCTTAAGGCTAAGGAACCCCCTGTGCCAAGGGGGGCACTTGAAGGCACGGCTGGCGCGGAGTACAAGGCTTTCAAGGGCGAGACCAAGAACCTGGTTAACTCTTTCAAGGAGGCTGTTAACGAGGTCGATAACTCGATTGTCGGCGCCTTTGAGCAGGCTAAGTCCAGCGTCCCTGCCATGCACTTCCCCATAATTGACCAGGGAATTTCTGAGGCCCGCACTCTTTTCCAGAAAGCTCTCAAGACGGCAGAGTCCGGCAAGTTTGAGGCGGCACAAGAAGCTGTCTCTGAGTACGCGTCCAAGACTCGCGAAATTGGCAAGATTCTGGACATCAACATCCCCTCGCCAATCAAGCCTTTTAACGATTTCCTGGCTATGAAGGCTGTGGGGGCCGAATTGCAGCGCTTGCCAAATTCCGTCGAGGCGTTTGCCACCATGAGCCCGGCCAGCTTTGAGCGCATCTCTGGCTCGCTGGAAAAGATGCAGTCTCTAGGAGTTGGGGGCACGGATATTGTGAAGGAGGCGGCCACCAACTTCAGCAAGGCACTTGGTATCGAGGCAGACGATTTGCGCTCTGCTTGGCGCGCGGCTAAGGAAATCTATAAGAATGAGGGCAAGCCTGGTAAAGTGAACATGGCGGAGCGTATCAAGCCTCCCGAAAAGCCCGGGCTCCTGAAGGGCGGCAAAGAAGCTGAGACAGAGTCCAGCGGCCCCCCAAGCTTTCTTCGGCATTTGCTTGGATATGCAGCGGGCGGCAAGGCTTACGTGGCGGCAAGGGCGGCAGGACTCGGGCGCGTGGGCGGGTATGCGGCCTATCGTGGCGTGCGTGATGCGGTTGTTAACGGCACCAAGCATCTTTCTGAGGTGCGGGCGGCGGCGATTAGCAAGGTGCGGGATGCAACGGCTGCCTTTGCTCCTGGCACGGGGAGGGCTGTCCGTTATGCTGCTGGCTCCGCGGCATCAGGGCTTGGTACCACGCTGTATGGCGAGAAAGACACCAGCACTAAGGACCCTCAGCAACTGGCGATGAACCGCATCAAGGAGATTAATGAGTTTGCTCCTACTGCCTCTAACAGCCTATTCAAGGTTGTGGAACCGCTTGGTACTGTTCAGCCTGAGTTGGCTAAGGGCATTCACGCTTCTGGGCTAGAAGCTTTTAAGGCCCTGTACGAGATGACGCCTAAGGACCCTGGGGCCATCTCCAAGCTTAAGGGGATTTGGAAGCCCAGCGATGTTGCAGCCTTGACGCTCTCTAAGCAGCTTGCTGTATTTCACGCCCCGCTGGCCGAGGCTGTGGATATGATGAAGACCAACAACTTTGACCCCATCAAGTGTGAGGCACTGCGCAAGTTCGCCCCCGCCGTGTGGCAAGAGATGCGGGTGGGCATGCTTGAGAAGATTTCGCAGCCTGGTGTCATGGACAAGATGACGTATGGCGACCAAATCGGCCTCAGCGTAATGCTCGACCTTCCAATTCACAGCAGCATGGAGCCAGGTTACATCGCCACCAGCCAGCAGCTGTTTGTTGACAGAAACCAACCCCTCGCAGCAAATCCGCGCATCGGCCAGAACGGCGGTGCCCCGAATCCAGCCGATAACGCTAACGCAACCTCAGCTCAGAAAACGGAGAACCACTAATGGCCGCACCATTCAGCATTTTTAACTTCCGCAGCGCGACTGACCCGGGCGCCCCAACCGTTAACTCGGTGGCAATCAGCGGCACTCCGACTGTCTACTCAGATATTTGGACTGGCGAGGATTCCGACGGCTCGGGCCTGACGGTGTACACTACTGGAACGCTTACGGGCACCTTTACGCGCTGGGGGACCGATAAGCCATTCCCTGACCTCACCACGGATAACGACTGGATTCAGGACACGGTCTTTGCGCCCACCAATCCTGCCGGCGCCCCTGTCAAGTTTCGAGATGACACGGGCAACGATAAGGCTCGATGGAAGCGGCTCAAGTACGTCGGGGCGAGCGGCACGGGCAACATTCAGGGCTTTGTAAACGTCACCAAAACTCGTGGCGCGTAATATTCAGGACTGGCAATGGCCCACGGAATTATTCACAACTCTCGGCACGGCTCAGTGCATGGCGCGCGGCATTTTGGCCTGCCTCTAGACAATCCTGGCATCCCTGGCATTACCCGAGATGCAGCCAGCGGCGTGTATTGCCCGGCTAATAATGCTGAGTGGACGCTCATGATGGCAGCGGCGGGTGTGGGCTCAGGTAACCCAGCCTCTGTCTACAACTGTCAGGAGATGTCAGGTACCCTTGGTGACTCTGTGGGCGCCGTTACTCTTCCTGCTGCAGGGGCTGGGCATCTATATCAACAAACTGTGGGCGGGTGGCAAAGGCGGGCGGTGGCAACTATCGACGGGACGGCTAATCAGCGATGGGTGAACGGAACTACGGCTCCCAATCCATCACTCACCAGCACCATGTTCATGGTGTTTGTGTCTTTGCCAGCCTCCCCGCCTGGTGTCATTCGCGACGTATGCGCGGAGGCCACCAACGCCGATATTCGCCTGAACACTGACGGGCGTCTTAGGGCCATCTTTGGGGCGCAGTCCAATACCGTTAATGTGCATACAGGGATTGTTACACCTGTCATCATGCAAATTAACAACACTGCCACCACCAGCACTCTCTACACTCGGCTAGAGAAGCTAGTGGGCACTTACGTTCTGCCAACCAACGCCATCTTGCTGGCTCTCGGTGGGCAAACTACCGCGGCTGGTGACATCAAGCACCTATATGCGTGCCAATTTACTGGCGCGGCAGCAGAGATGACTTCAGGCGACCTTAAAACCCTTCTGCAAACCATGGGCTGGGGCACGATTCCCTGGTCTTAGTTAGGGCTCATGAAAATTCTAAGCTACTTCTTCGCGCTCTTCTTGGCAGTATCCGGCGTCACTACTCTAACCACCTCTCACGCGCACGCGGCCTGCGTAAATCCTGTCGATTTTGGCGCAGTTGCTAACGACGGGCTTTCGGACCGAGTTGCTTTCCAGGCGGCTCTTAACTCGGTGGCTGCAGGGGGTGATATCTGTGTGCCCTCTGGCCGCTACGACTTTGAGCGAGCCCCTGTAAGCTCCTACAATCGCTTCGCTGCTCTGGCTACCCACGGCCACGACATTATGTTTCGCTGTGACCCCGGCGCTGAGCTTTATCTGACCGGAGACCAGGGAGCTAAGGCGACTATTCTTTTCGCGCTTGACCCCAGTTCACGAAACATCACGCTTGATGGGTGCCGCTGGGCTAGCGATGCCACGAATACTGACGAGCAGACTCATCTAATTGCCACGACTGGAAATTGTGGCGTGAGCATTGGGACCTGTAACCCAATCGACAATATCAGCATTCAGAACAACATTTTTGACCACCCCCGCGCTACTCCTACTACGCGTCGAGGCGACTCCGTGCGGCTTCTTGGCAACGGGCTTACAACTTTGGTGAGGGGCGTTAACGTTTACAACAACGTCTTTCTTAATGCTGGGCGTTCTGCTGTGGAGCTTCAGCGAGGGCTCACGGACGTTAGTATTGTAAACAACGTCATTTACTGCTTCGACTGTGACCAGGCGATTGACGGTGAGGCCACGGGCGTTAGCCCAGGACTAGAAGTCTACAACACCAAGATTTATGGCAATGTCGTGACTCTTGGTCCAGGGGCGCAGGGTGACTATGATATCGCGCTGACTTCTGGCATCGGGGCCGAGATTGGGGGCAACGAAATCACCCGCGGCATTGCGCTGGTTCGCAGCAAGAATGTCAAGATTGTAGACCAGGAGATTCTGGCCGACATGCACCAGGCGGGCGGCGTGATTGAGGTCACTAACGTGTGTGAGGCGCTGGAAATCTCTGGGGTGCGAATTGTTCGCAGCGGTATTGCCGGCCCGGTTGTGCGCGTGGTGCCGACTGAAAATGGGCACTGCACAAGCTTCAAGGCGACCAAGAGCGAGTTTGTCCAGCGCACCGCGTCATTCGGCATCTTCTCGCGCAGCACTAACGCCGAGATTGTTGACAATCTCTTTGTGTTTCAGGTCCCCGGCTCTGCAGCTATCTACGGCGGGGCAAATGTAGCGCCCATTACAAGCTTTGTTGCCATCCAGAATGTTGTGGTCGGCCAACTTGAAGCTGTTTTGTCCTTGCAATCTGAGCCACTTTCTGTGTCAGGTGTGGTACACTCAAATAAGAGCGTTTCAAGCCCTGCTAACGTAATGTGCGTTGGGCCGGGGTGCTAAAGCGCTGCTAGGCTCGGCAAAGCAGTAAACCCAACAGGCGGGCGGGTTGGAGGGGCACCTTCAGGATGATTTGTGGAGATTCCAACCGACATTAAGACCTTTGCTGACATCGGCCTCGGGGCAATTAGTCTCATGCTCTGGCTGAGGCAAGGGAAGATTAACGCTAGCCAGGAGCGGGCCACTAAGGACCTGACCACCATGGTGAAAGACCATGACCTGCGCATTAGTAGCCTTGAGACTCAGCGCCGGCCAGGTAAAAAGAAGGCTCGTTAGGAGGCTTCGCAATGGCTACGTTAATTGCAGTCCTAGCCTCTGTGGCGCTCCTGGCGGGAATCGGGGCCGCTATTTGGCTCAAGGTGCGGCAGGCTGGGGAGTGGGCAAGTTTGCAGGAAGTTCAAGTGAAAGCCCAAGAACTTGAGGCACGTGAGAAAGCCGCTCTGCAGGCACAGATTGAAGCAGACCGTAAGGCTAAGCAAGAGGAGTTGAAGCATGAAGCAGATGAAATCTTGGCTGAGAACGACCCGTCAGTGCGTCAACTTCGCGCTCTTGAGCTGCTTGCTAAGCTGCGGGGTGTTCACTAAAGAGGTCAAGGTCCCTGTGACTCCTGAGCCTTGCGTCATCCCTAGCTTCCACACGCAATCCAATTGCCGGGACGAAGTCCCCTGCCTGCTCACGGAGTTTGCTCTCACGTTGCAAGCTGAGCACGCTGTGGCAGACGCTTTGAAAGCCTGCCCGGGCGTGAGGAGCCAATAATGGCCTGGGGCCGAGGTAATCCGCTCCTAGGCTACTGGCTTAGGATGACGATGAACCCCACAAAGGCGGAGGCGGCTCTTGAACCTGCCATCGCTGCCCTGGAGGAGCCGTACCGATTCCAGTACCCTTTCATGGACATCAAGTACTTCGCCGACTTCGCGCTACTTGACTCCAAGATTATCGTAGAGGTGGATGGGGCCTCTCACGATAGGCCGGACCAAATGGAAAAGGACCTGCTCCATGAGATACAGGTCCTGAAAAAGGGGTGGCGTGTAACTCGCACCACCAACGAGCAGGCACTTAGAAGCCCGGAAGTCGCAGTTGCGCAGGCTCTGGCTGAGAAGCACTTGTCTCTTGATACAGAGACTCGAGTTGAGCAACTGACGGCCCTTCTGTCCCGGCTTCACTCAGATTACCCGCATCTGCTTGTTGCTGCCGCCAAGAAAGCCAAGCACCGTGCACAGCGGGCGAAAGTCGGTGCTGATACTCGGGGCCGCGCGCGTAATCGATCAACTTCTCCCCAGGCTTAGTCTTGCCGGGGTTAAAGACTTGCATCGGCGTGCTGAAGTCTGCTGGCATTGGCACAGGGGCCGGAGCAACCGAGGGCATCCAAATACTGACCGGATAGGCCCATGCCGCAACGTTGTCTAGCTTACCTAAATGCGCCACCCTCTTATCGGCCTTCTCCTTACTCCAATAAGCCTGATTCTCCACAACTGGCATATCGTCTTCATATTCGCCGCCTAGCTTAGCCACGACCCAAATCGTTGTATTTTCACTAGAAGGATTGCTACTCATGCTGACTGATATTCTCCTGTACGTAGGTCTGGTTCTAGGCGGCGGTGTTGCTGCGCTGAAGTTTATTGCGCCCCGCACCAAGACCAAGGTTGATGACGAAGTGTTGCACTATGGCGAGGTGGCACTAGAGGTTCTCGAAGGGCTCGGGGTCAAGGTACCCGAGGGCGTCGAGATTAAGGCCGTAGCGGTGTCTGTTAAGTAGTTAGCCCAACACACCGGTAACAATCGCAAAGAGGCGACTCCTTCACTGGGGTCGCCTTTTCTTTTGCCCAATAACTAAGCTCTCCAGTTGGGCTCATGCTCTTCAGAATCTCCTCAAGAGCAGACACCTTTTTGCTAAGATTGTACAATTGCAGTCTTACCCCAGGATCGCTCATTTCTGCCCCTTATAAAATGGCTTGTGGTCTGCAAATGGCACAATCGTGAAGTAGTAAGTCTCCTGAAACGGAGTCTTGTTCACGAAGTTGTTGCCATCGTACTGAAGCTCGAAGTCAAAGCGCCCCAAAACTTCCCTCAGCGCTTCCTCAAACTCTGGCATGGTGCGGCGAGTTAATTTCATGCGCCCCTCACTCTAATCAACTTACTGCGGTGCTGCTCTTTTGGCCACGTTCGGTCATGTACATCAAAGTGGCTTGCGCTGCCGATAATGATGCCTGGTTTGCGGCCATTAGGGCCTCTGCACTCGATGACCCCAAGCTCTGCCCACCTGCTGAGGTGCCAATCCCACTCGGCGGGGACTGTGTGCACCAGAACGACGTGCCCAATGAACTTCTTGCCTTGCGAGATGAAGGTAGGGTAGGTGAGAAGGTCCCCAGGCTTGGGGTGGTCCAGGACTTGTTCGAAAACTTCGCGCTTGTGCTGCGAGTCTTCGATGGCTGAATTGCAGTTGATGTCGTCCGAGACCGTGGCCCAACTACCAACATTGAAGCCAGGGCGATGCCTCCGAAGGCCATAACATTTGCTAATAGCAAAACCAGCGCAGTCATATTGCCCGTCATCTTTCGTGTCACAGTCGCCGGTGCCGAGGACATAGATGCCCTTGCCCACTAGCGACTCCGCGATTTCAATTGCGCGCTTAGCTGAGTTTGCCATGAGAGGGCACTTTCTTTAGCTTGGAGTAGTCAATTTTGCCGTACGGCTCCTTCAAAATAATATTTAGCCCTAGTCCATCTGTAGGAAATCCGTAGGAAAAGACACCTTGGTACTCTCGCACCCAAACTGGCTTCTCCTTGGCTTCTGCCTTAGTCCGTTTCTCTGGCGGAAGGTCGCACTCCCTTGGGCAGTACATCCCGCTAAAGAGTGGCTTCATCTCACCCTTGCAATCAGGACACTGCATCTTTCTCCCCTCGCCAAGCAGCAACGATGGTTGGGTAAATCGGCTCAATTAGGCTTAGCATGGCTTTAGCGTATTGCTGAGTCTCCCACTGCGCGTGCTCCTCCAGGCGAAGCCCCAGGAAGTGCAGTGTGTTGTGCAGGTCGTTCTGCCAGTAGAACTCGGTGAAGGTGCCCAGGGGCAGCACGGTGCGAGCAATCTCGGGTGCCAGACCTTGCAGTAGCAACTTCTCGTAAGCGTCAAAAGCTTTGTTACCTGCCCTGGCGATGTAATAGGCGCAATCGGTAGTATTTTCTACAAGCTCTGCGGATGACCCCTGCTTCTTATCTTCCGAAGCTTTCTGCATGCGCTCAAGGGGAGGGACATAGAACTCGCGCGCCGCCTTTACATACCGGTAGCTAATCTTGTTAATACTCGCGGTGCGGTGCCTCAATATCTGTTCGCCCACAAACATCGGGCACTTGATGTAAAAGCGCACCTGGCAGAACTCAAGCGGCGTTGTATGTTTGTGCTTCACCAGGTAGCGGGTAAGCCGCGCATCCTGCTCCTCGGTCCGCTCCTGGCTGGCGTTGTTGAAGCTGGTTCGGGCACACTGAGCCGGGGTCCTATCGGTGCCCATGTGGTCCGTTAGAGCGACGAAGCCGGGGCCTAGGATGCCGGTAACTTGGCTCATCCGATTCCTCCTACTGTCGGCCCCACGTACTTGCCTTCAGGGGGCAGATGCCCAGGATTCGTATTGAACGGATAGGTTGTGAAAGCTAGCCGGTCGTAGTTTGAGTCCAGCAGGCACCACATGCCGTCATCCTCGTACAACTTGAGACCATGCTTAGCTAAGACTTGTTGTAGGTCCTTTTTCAGACCTGGATACCTTTCTTTGCTCATAGGCTTTTAGCGTACTCCAGGCATGCTTCATCTGCGGCTTCTTCAGTTTTATAGGGACCGTGTTGCCACGACCAAGTCTCGTCCCAAAACCACCACCTACCCTGCCCGTCTTGATGCACAGGGTCGCTGGAGTTTCTTGGGCGCTTGCTCATTCTGGCACCTCCTCATAAATGTAAGACAGCTTACCAGGTTCTCGAAGGGAGCACGAATTTATTTTGGTCAGCTTGTAATGGCTCTTGGTGTCTCGCTCGTAGAATATGTGCCAAACGAGAGACGACTTCATTGTGGTGCCATCAAGCGGCCCACCAGAGAAGTGCATTACGTACTCCTCTTCTGGCTCACGACATCCGAACCCCATTATTCCCCCACGAAGCTAAGGTCAGGCGGGCTGTAATTCGGCCCCTTCATAATCTTGCCGTCCGCCCTCTTGTGCCCCGGCTCCTTGGTCATGTTGCTGCGGTGAATCTCGGCAAACACTCGGTCAATGTCGATGCACCAGATATCAGCGGCGCCTAGGACCACGTACAGGATATCTCCTAAAGCATCTGCAACTGCCTGACGATTAGCCGGGCGGTCTTGGCCACCTACTGCGCCTACAAGCTCTTTGTACTCCTCCAAAATTAGCCGAAGACGCAAATCAATAGAGGCTTGGTCTTCTATCTCAAGGTCATGCTCTATGCCCATTTTGTTGTGAAATTCGCATACCATATCAAACATGTCCGACATAGGAATATAAGTCACTTACAAGCTTCCCAATTCTTGCCGATACCGCCGGCAGTTCTCAAATTCTTTAACGGAAACGCAGCGCACATAATTTCGTCAGCGAGCGCAGCGACCCTCTCAGCATTACCTTCAGGACAGCGCCACCCTAGCTCATCGTGCACCTGTTTCTCAAGCACCGCGCCCAGTTTCTGCATCTCAGGAGAATTCAGTGCATCAGCCATGGCGCACCCGATTACATGAGCCCCAGTTCCTTGCATTGGCAGATTCTGTGCCCCTCGACATGCTGAGGCGAATGCCCAGTCCGTGTCGTCTTTTCTGCCGTTGCCTCTGGCGATGAGTTGGGAGTAGTCAACGTATCTCCCGTCAAGCGCGCAAATGCCTCCGTCTCGTCGAAGAAGGCTAGCGACGAGAGACTGCCATTTAGGTACGCTTGGCACTGCTTCATAAAGTGCGCCAACAATTTCTTCTGCTCGCTGTTTTCCAACTGGTTCTCCTTGCTGGTCTCTGAGGGAGGTCGCAAAACCGTGGACAGTCCCGCCGTACTGCAACTTGTACCAGACGGCTTTGATTGCGTCTCGGTACCAGGCGAGTTCGGGGTCTGACTTAAACTCCGAAAGCTCTGACACGTCTCGTATAGGCCGACCACTAGCAGTGCGCCAATTGAGAAAAGTCCCAAATACACGATGAGCGTTGTAAGCATGGATATCCTGGCCTGGGGCCGTCAACTCCAGAAGTAGCGTGTCGTTAAAAAGCCACTCACACATGTTGGCCATGATTACAACTTCTAGGGCCGTGTAATCCTTGACCACCAGCAGCATGCCGGGCGGAGCAATGAAGCCCTTGCGGATGCCGTACAGGTCTTTGCGCTTGTCACGAGGGATTTGCTGCCCCTCGGGATTTTTCATTCCAAAACGGCCAGTAATCGCCCCGACACGGTCATCCTCGTCTCCGGCTGGCCCGCAGACCGGATGCACAAATCCATCAGGTCCGACATACTTAGGGAGTTTGGCAAGATATTTAAGCCCAGCGCTAATTCGCCGCAGCCCCATAACGCCTTCAACAATTCGTCTTTCCGGGCTGTTACTACGAGTACGGCCGAGAACCCACTCGAGGGCTGTGCGGTCGAGCTTGACTTCTCCGTCATCTATCTTAACCCTTCCCTTGAACCAGTATGGACTCTTGGGCAGGCGAAGCTGGCCGTGTAGTAACTCAGCCATCTGCTTAGGAGAGGTCCAGATGTCGTCTGGCCGTGCATTAACCACGCCCAACTCTTGCAACGTAGCCCGCAACTCAGCAAGGCACTTGGCCTGGTCCTGTTCAGCCACACTGGCCTGCGCATTGAAATACGGTACATCAATGGCGAAACCAGCTGCTTCCATCGCAATAGCGGCTTCTTCAATCTGTTGAATCCTCGCCGAGGCGTACAGGGCTTGCACTGGGATTTTTGTTGCTAAAATCGGCGATGACGAGTCCGGCATCAAACCCCTTTTCCCAGCTCAGCTTGCTCATGGAGAGGATGCAGGCGACTACATCGAAGTTGTGGCCTAGACACCAAAAGCCAAAATCGCATTCCACAAACCCAGAAGCAATTTCGGCCGTGTCTTGATTAAAGCTGCTAGTCAAACTTCGTTGCACTGTCAAGTGCCAGCTTAGCCACTCTAAACCTACAGTGAAATCTGCCATGGGTACGGCCTCTCCTGCTTCTCTCGCATCATTAACTCATAAATCCACAAGGCTAGGACCGCATCCCACGCCGCATAAGCCAAATAGCGAGCCCACAAAGGATGGGAGGGGTTAAGGTCAGTAAGAGGAATGTGACGTCGGACACGGGCCTTCCATTCTGCCAGCACTTCCTCTGGCTCCTTAACATCGTGCGGCGGCTTCTTTTTCATACAACTTATGACACCGCAAGCACAGCGCTTTTTCCAGACTAGGTGCTCTCGGATTTCGACAGCGTCGTAACCAAGGAGTCCGTCGAAGCTTTCAGTTTTTCCAGCGCCGCAGTAATCGACGCCAAGTGAGTCAAGATCAAAGCCTTCACGTTTGGCTCGATGGGGCCACCAGAATCTGGCCATCGCCAAAGTGTTTTGCGCACCCTTGAGATGCACACCGTGGTTTCGGATAGTGTGGTGATCCACTGCCTGATTGTGGACGGCTTTTGTGAATCTTGCATCTTCTAACCAACTCTTGACACTTGGGCTCGCGAGCAGGGAACCTGCGACCACCCAAGATTGACTCTCGTGAAATCCTCTTGGTAGGAGCGGCCCGGAAGGAACGGCCACCGAAAAAACGTGACAAGTCGTGCGGCCAACCGGCGACTCCGTTCGGATATCGCAGCCGTAAAACTCTGTATCCAACCCTGCAATGCCATACTTGGTAACCTCTCTTATCATCTCCTGGGCTTCTGACTCTGTACACACATACTGTATGTGCTCAGTCATCATACTCTCTGTGAGGGATTTCGCCCCATCTGTAGTTGTAGGCTGAGTTGTACTGCACCTTACGACAGATTTCGCAGAACGGCATTAGCTCAGTGCGCCAACTCCCATATCCATTTGAACTGCTGTGGGTCCACTCGCTTCGATGCTCTTGAGGGTGGTCGCAATCCTTTGCCAACTTCTTTTTATAAGCTAGATAAGCGTTCTCTGCCTTGTTGGCCACATTTCTTAGCTGCTCAAGCCTGCGCAGCTTTGCCGGACTCATTTACTTGTACACCTTTCCCCCAAAGCCAATCAAGGGCCGGTTGCGCCTATCTCGGTGAATCTCAATCAGACTGACCGTGAATCTGGGCTTTCCATCCGCCTCCCACAAATCCACAATCGCGCCCCCTTGTTGCCAGTTCGGCATGCGCCCTGCGTAGTCTGAGTGCGCGTCCGGCAGCGATAAATGGCCGAGAGCAAAAGCAGCATGACTGCTGGGACGACCACTAGAATCGCCTGAAGTGTGGACTGCATAATCCATGTGGTGGAAGTGATTCACTAAGGTTGTCTGAGTCGGGTAACGTCGGAGGATGCTAGCTGCAAGGTGTGTCCCTCCTGACGAGCGGCCCAAGGTGAGGTCACCGTGTTCCACCACAAGACTTCCGATGCGGATTTGGTAGCCGTGTGGGAGTACCTGGAACTGTGGCCCGACAGGAAGGCCCAAAGCAGAAGCCACAGAAACAGTGCCCACAGTATTACTATCAAGAGCGAGGTCATTAATCCAATCCTCATGGTTGCCCGTGCCATAAAGACAGGGGCGGGTGCGCATCCACTCAACAATCCAGCGACCTGTGGCAGCTTCCTCGGCTAGCTGTCCTGTATCTAGTATGCTCCTCTTGGCCTTGTTACCATGACGGGATACAGCAGCACAATCATGAATGTCGCCATTAGCAATAATGCCATCAACTCCAGCCCCCTCGAAGCACTCGATGAGGCAACGCACTGCGGGAACATCATGGATGCCGATGTGAACATCACCGAACACCGCCAGTCTCTTGCTCTGCGCTAGCTTCCCCAATGTGTAGCTTGCCATCCACTAGACTCACTTTCTTGCAGAAGACTCGGGCATCGTGCGCTTGCCCAATCATTGCCCACATGTCAAGGAACTGCGGCCATTTGTCAGGCTTCGAAAACGCGTTAAGTGACACAGCGACTGGTTCAGCAGGAATCCAGTCAGTTACTAGCGCGGCAGGAATCCGGTCAGATGCCTCATCAAACCAGATTGGGGTCTGTAACTGCTGTAACTGAGCATTCGCCCACGACCTAACCCGCGCCTCAAAAACGTCATTGTCAGAGAAGTAAGGCCAGACAGTTGGTCCGGCTGTCCTTTGCATTTGCCTTAGTGAAGGTATGTTCCAGTTTCTGTTCCAGTCTGCTGCCTGTCGCGGCACAAACGCATCAGGGTCAGTGCGGGTGGCTGGTACAGGCTCAACTCCTGACCAGTTCCACCTAAGCCGCTCTAATCCTTCGGTGTCAATGTAAGGCTCGGGGCTTCGCCAAGGAGGACAATCATTAGCACTTGCACGCATCGTAATCGTGCCAGTCGGGGCGTTTATGCCGCGAAATCCTTCTGCATTCTCAGGAAACCTGTCCTGTGCGCGCAAGTACATGGCGCCGGTCGGGGTGTTTATCTCGGCGACTTCTGCTGTGTCAGGCGTGTCAGAAGTAGCCGCACAAACCGTGCACCCGGGCGCGCAGGGATTTGAGCGAGTCCATGGCACACCACCTGGAGTGAATCTACGCACTTGCGAGCCAACTGGGCTTTCCTCGGATGGCATTAATCTCCCTTGTGAGGTAGTTGCGGGCTTTGATAAGGTCGTCCAAAGAGTCAGTACCTGGTTTGCGGCCGTGTCGAGCGACGTACTTAACCACATTGGCGAGCCTGAAGTTGAGGCCCCAGGCTTCGATGACATCAATTGGCTCCGGGGATAAGGCAGTGTAGTGCGCACTATCCGTCAGTGCTGGCTTAGGGGAGGCGGTGAGGTCGAGGTCTTCCTGGGGCTTATCTGTGAGCTGGTAAAATTCTTTAGATGGGACAGGACTAGGCTCAATCAACACTACCTCCTCTTCTTGATTCAAGAAAGAGGATTCTGGGCTAGAACTGCCAAACCCGAGGTCTGCTGGGCAATTTGGCCTAACTACTTGGAATTTCGTGTCTTTGAGGTGATTTGTGACGTACCTAAACTTGTCGCCAACCTTCAAATCCTTACGCCTCATGCCTGCTCCTTTAAATTCTTGATGATGAGGCTCCACCGCCCCTTGGTCCTACGCGGTGGCTTCACCACTCTATCTGCGCCGTACTTCTGGCTGTAGTGCTCGATGGCCTTGTAGATGCTCTGGAAATAGCGTCCAGGCCCCCACCCACCTACAATCGGCCCTGACAGCATGGCGTCCCTTGGCCCCCGCAGCGCCTCCGTATAAAACACATCCCCATCCCTAAACGCCTCGTCGGGGGTGTCGATAGTTGGCCGCACCTCTGGCTTGCTGATTTCAGGGCTTCTCTCGCCCCCCAGCATGTCATCAAAGTGAGGTAGGGACTCTAGCAACTCGGCCGCAGTTAAGTTAGCTTCGATAAACTCCGCGGCAACTACATCCTTCTCATTCATAAATCCTGCCAGTCGGCCCGTCAAATTTAAGCTCTAGCAGACCAGAATTGCCAAAGTTTACCTTGGCCCACCGAATCCACAATCGGTCATCCATTGCGCCAGGTTTTCCCAGCATTCGCTCGTAGTATCCGGGTCGGAAGATGTATCCGACAGCGCGTCCGCGTTGCCCAAAAGCGCTTGCCCAAGCCAAATCCTGAGTACCGGGGCCAGGCATGAAGCCCGATACATCCCAGGACTCCGCGTCTCTACGCTTAGAGGCCCAAAATACACCGTGCCCTCTGGCACTGATTTCTGGCTTAACCTGTGAAAAAGCAACGAAACCGCAGTTCCATTTCTGAGCAAACTTGTTCGCATCCCACGCGAAGTGGCGGATGACACTTTCTAACCCTTTCTCTGACTCGGGGAAAGCTTGCGCATAATCCAGCAGTACGAGCGAGAGAGCCTCACCCTGAGCCTCCAGAGAATTAGCCAAGCCTTCAAGCGCTTCCATGGCGTCAGATACGTCCACGAGCCCTGCGTGATAATGTACAAACTGTCCCCAATCCTCGGTGGCAGCGCTGGCGGCATAAATTTTATCCATGTCCATAACATCGAAGGTAGCCAGATTCAGTTTGCGGCTATCGATGCCGGTTAGGTTACTGATGGAGCGATTGGCCGTCTGCTCTTTAGGGTCCTCAAAGACCAGTTGGGCTACATGGAGCCTCCGCCGCCCCGCCGACTGCGCAAGGTGGTTGCTGACGAAGGATTTACCCTGCCCGTCAACACCACCAAGCACAGTCAGAACACCGCGAGTAATGCCACCATTCGAATCCCAGCGCTTCAGCCCTGTAGGGATGTACAAATCCTCGGGCTTAAGGGTGCCTTCGATTCGGCGGATGGCAAGTTGCTCAAGGTGCGCGGCCTGACCCTTAATTACATCGGACCATTTCTCCCATATAACGCCTGATTCACTCAATTTACCTCATTCTTCTGGTAACTCAGGTCCCATAGCACCCGGCTTCTCGGCTGGTCGGCGCTGTGCGTCAAACTCGCCTGCAAGAATCCGCAGCTGCTGGGCAATCAAGAAATCCAGCGAGATGCTCGGCCCCTTGAGATTATTCTTAGCGTACTGTGCCAGTGTCTTTATGCTGAAGTCGTCGTTCCCGTGCCGCTTGAGCTGCGTGTTGATGCGCACGTACCAAGTCTGGTCAGGAAAGGGCGGCATTCTCACATTCCCCTCGCCCCACACCTCCTTGACAACTCGCAAAGCATCCTGCCAGGTGTAGCGCGTGGCCACTTTCAGCGTGGGGGTGCGACCAAACTCCTTCATCACCTTGCTCTGGGCTACGCGGTCCAGGATTAGCTGATGAGCACCGGCTAGCTCGTCAGGGCTCTTGGCACGCTCAATCAGCCTCAGGTCATTGGCGCTTAACTTAACTAGCAGCATTTAGGTGGTTACTCCGAGAATGGGTCAGCGTCGTCCTCAACCTCACGCTCGGGGCCACCATGCCCAGCAAACCTCTTAGCAGCCCGGCGAGGCTTGCTCACAGGCGCGGGCTCAGGCTCGGCAGCATCGGCCTTCTTATCCAGCAGCACAATCTGAGTGACGATAATCTCAGTGCTGTACTTGGTCACCCCCTCCTTATCCTCCCACTTCCGCGTCTCGATGCGCCCCTCCACGTAAATCTTTGAGCCCTTCTTGGTGTACTTTCCCAAAAGCTCCGCCTGCTTATCCCAAGCCACCAAGCGATGCCACTCGGTCTTCTCCGAGTCGCCAGTTCCGAAGCTAGTCGCGAGGCTGACGTTAGCCACAGCCTTGCCAGAAGTGGTGTACTTCAGCTCGGGGTCCTGGCCGAGGTTACCGATAAGCTGAACCTTATTGAGACTTGCCATTACTTTTGCTCCTTTGCATACTTGATTTCCGTAACGTAGATATCGCCGTCTACTTGCTTCTCTCTCCAGACGAGAGTGTCATAAACATCCCACACCCTCTCCTTGGCGTCATCAGGATGTTCCGCCTCTACAACTACTTCTGCGTACTTGTTCACTCTCTTGGTAATATCAACCTGATACTTAGGCATCAGAACTCCTCCTGCGCCACCAAACAAACCGCGCGTGCTGGGCAGAACCGACAATGGTCGCCCGGTGTCAATGTCATACTACTCTCGGTCTGATTGGCCTTGTGGGTCGCGTACATGACCTCCAAGTCGCTCCAGTGCTGCATCAAATCAGCATGTCCCCACCGGTGCCATAACCGAGTCGGGGGAGCGTGGCGGTAGATAAGAGGCAGGCGAGGCCAGTGTGTGACGCTAATCCAGACATCACCCTTGTACTCTTCTAGCTCAGAGATTGCAAGCGCGTATGTCTTCAGCTGGGCGCTTTTTGGGTCCTGGGGGAAGCGGTTCTCTCCCACATCGAGGTCAGGGTTCCAGCCTTGCGAGCCTGGCAGGGGGTTCGGGTAATACTTGCCCGTTTTCAAATCGTCAATCCAAAGTTCCCCATCGAGAAACCAGTGCTGGTAGTCGTAGTGGCCGGTGACCCACCCCTCCTGCTTGACAGCTTTCCGCGTCACAACAGGCCAAGTGCTTAGCCGCGAATTGCCGACCATGCCGCCCACAAAGACCGACACCTCGCCCTCATGAGACCCGCCCTCAGGCCAAAACTCCAGCCTCCGATTGCGCATGCCGGATAGGTCCAGCGCCTTCTCAAAGAGATTGCACAGCCGCTTAGGCCCCCGGACAAGTCCAGTCTGCACCCATGTATGAAGCAAAGTGCCCCAAGTCGCCCCCTTTTCCGCGTTCTCTGACTTAGTGTAGTCGCAGGGCAAGGTTAGGGAGCCTGTGCACTTCATGAGTAGAGGCAGACTACTTGCGCGAAGCTCGCTCATGCATTAGACGTTCCCTTCCTTAAGCTCCTTGGACCTCTTAACAAAGGCACTAGAAGCGCGCAGCTTGTCAGCCCCTGCCAGTGCAATAGCCCCTGACTTGATTTCGTCCTTGATTGCCTCAAGGTCTGCAAATGTAGCGATGGCGATGCGATTCAGGGTCGCCTCCAGAGCGCTGCTTGACTCGGGGGTTTCGCGCTTGAGGGGAGTCGGCTCAGTCAGCTTAGCAATGACCTTATCAGCCGTCAGAGGCTTGGAGGGCTTGGCTCGCTCCGCCACTTCTGCAGGTTGCTCATCATCGGTGTCAATCATGTCCTGCTCCGGGATGCAAAGCCCCTTGAGAACAGCGGCCTTCCATGCGTAGGTGTCCGCCTTACCGCCCGCCTTGTCCTCGCCATCACCTCCGTGTCCTGAGCCCTCCACAGCCACGAAGGAGCCATCCTCCGCCCCAATGTGCACCGTGCTCTTGACGTGAGTCAGCGTGCGAAAAACAGGCTTCCCGCTCGACGTCTGATTCTGCGGAATCTTGTCGGTGTCGATGTGCGTCACAACTTGGGAGTGAACATGAGCCACCATGTTCAAATCTACCAGCGCTTGGGCCAACTTCTGCGCCAATTCCTTAGCTCCGCGCACCGGGAACATCGGCCCACCTTGCTGTTTCTTGGCTGCGATGCCACCAACCTCCAAGCGAAGTTGCCGCAGCTTGTCGTGAATCATTGGCGGAGTCTGGGAGCGAGTCACACCGCCCCAGTATGCGGGAAACACGTACTCGGTGCCAGGGGTGTTTGCAGGTAGCGAAATTTGCTCAGTCATTGCTCTCCTTAGTTATTGTAGAACGCGCCGTAAATGACCATCACCAGCCAGAACAAGCAGGCAGCAGAGTGTGTAACAAAAAGAATCTTTTTGCTTTCCAGGTAGGCTTTGCCTGCATGAACCACGTTGTTCAGAAACGCCGCAATACAAAACAAAACTGCTACCAAATTAACGTAAGCCATTAGTAACTCTCCTTTGAAATGTCAATCCACGGTCCACGTCGCCAGGCTCTCATGTGAAGCCTGCTCTTGTTAAACTGATTGCCCTCGTGCAGAAGCCCCATCGGCACTGGTGGGAACATGCCCAGCTTGAAATCCTCAGCTGGACCTTGCCACACTGGCTCCACGATTGCAAGCCGATTCACCCGTGCCGCGATGCGTACCTTCCACCACTTGACAGGCTTCCCATCTGCAGCAATGACATCAATCGCCACCCCATCCATCGCATACAGGGTGCCACCGAATTCTGCTGGGTACTCCTGCATAACCGAGCCGAGCTGGGGCAGGTATGCGACCATTAAGCCCTCGTCTCGGGCAATCCCACAGGCCAGGGCTATGTGCTCTCTACTCGTGTCAGTCATGGGCTCCTCATAAAATTATTGCGTAAAATGGCTTGGCATAGTCGCTCCGCCACCTCTCAGCCAGTTTCTGCGCGCGGTAGTGCAAGACAAGCTCTTGGTCGTCACTGTCCGCAACATGGAACACAGGGTCCGCCTCGCCCAGGATGCCGAAACTAACGACCCAATGCTCCCCATTATCCACCAACAGAATGCCCACAGAGCCAGCTCGGTGCGCCGCCAGTAGTCTGAGTAGGGCTACGTCATCTCGTCGCTCTGAGAGCACGCCAGGTATCAAACCAGGGCTGTCTTTGGCCACTAGAAGCGCCGCCCGCATCAAGCCTCGGGGTGTGGTGCCCTGATTGCTGCACCCGGAGAGGCGGATTAACTCGTCCTCACTGCGGGTGATGCCCCTGGCTAGTAGCGCCGTTCGCAGGCTTGCAGGGCCGCAGCTAGCTTGCGTTGATTGGAAACGCATATCTCCTTTAGTTCTTCTAGCACAAGCTTATAAGCTTGACGCATGCCCAAGCTGTAGTCGGTTTCTCCATTGCCTTCCTCCCAATTTATCTCGCGCTTGCACATATCTATCAGACCTTGTAAGTCTTCAATCATGTATCTCCTTCTCGCGTATCTCCTTTAATCGATAAAGAACCCAATTGTAAGCCTCAATCGCTCCACTAGTGTCCTCATATCTGTATTTGCACAACTCGCTAACTTCCCTCTGTATGTCTTTCATCAAGACTTCAATACCTTCGTCCATTAGACTCCTTATCAGATTTTAGGCATACGGAGGCCAGTCTCTCCCTTCCTCAGGGCTCTTGGCTTCATGGCCTGCCCCTTGGTCTGGTCCTAGCCTGCTCTAGGATGCATCCATGCAAGTCATGGAAACTGTCAAATGCTCTGTTCAGGGTCCGACCGGTTGTGACCGTGGGAGTTTAAAGACCCTTCTATTGAGCTTTCTCGCCCAGTGCACCTTCCTGGCCCCTCCGTAGTGGCCTAGGTCCTTAACCAGCAAACTGGCAAGGTGTCAATGGGTTAGCTGTCTTTCCAGCTGTCTGCAGTTCCCTCTATGGCGAGGCCAGGGTCCCTTTGGGCCTGGGTGGGAGTCGCGCTCCTGACGAACAGCAGAAGGTTACCACAACGAGAACGGAGCGTCAATAGCCTTGCCGGCCGAGTATCCCTCCGTGTAGCCATCATGATAGCCCTGTGCCCACGCCCAGTGCATGGCCCCGGCTATCGCACAGTTGCGAAAAAAGATGCGCATCGAGGCACGGAGGGAGCCAGGGTCGCGGAAGTCATTCCATCGCTTTGTAAAAGCTTCTGGGGGCATGTCCTGGCCTCACTGCTTCTCGGCTTGCTGCTCACAAATCCACGCACGATGCTCGCTTGGGCTGCACCAATACTTCGTACCTCGCCAGTCGCAAGATTGACCATTCTCCTGATTGCCCTCGTAACGCTTCAGGGGCACCTCCGTACACTTGCCTTCCTTCATGGGCGACGGCTTGTAACGGCCCTTCTCGTAAGAATTGCACTTGATGCCACCGTGCACAATCATCGAAAGAGCTATCAGGAAAAGAAACACGTACCACACGCACTGAGTAGCTACGCTGACCCATTCTGGCATATCAGCTTTAACTCTCATGGCTCGCTCTTTCTCTCACCCACAATAAGCTTCGCTGCGTTAATCAGAACCTCGCGCAACTCCAAAAGCTCCTCTGCCATAGCGCGAGCTTCATCGAAAATCTCGGTGTTGCAACCAGAACACAAGCAAGCTCCGCTGGTGATTTCCTGCAGTCTCTCGTCAGTGAGTTTCTCCATGACTCCCTCTCAGAGCGGCCGAATCCATGTCACACCCACACCCTTGCCAAGCGTGAGGCCAGGGCACGGGCACTTTTCCCATCGGCCGTTGCTGCTGCTGTACATGTCAGACTCCTGCAGGATTTCCCCAGGCTGAACAGCTCGCACCATGATTTGCTCACCGTTGATAGTGCGGCTGATATACACAGACTTATCGTTCTCCATAATCATTTCTCCTTGGCAATCCGAACACCGCCAGACCGCAGCCCACAAAGAACACCCATGCAGGCAATAAGCACAGCACAAGCCAAAACCACCTAGGCATCGACACCGTTATCATGGCTAACTCCTCGCATTGCCTTCATAAGGTCCTTGCACGCCAGGCTGTGACGCCAGAACTCTGGAGGCGGAATGTTGTATGCGGCCATGAACAAGATACCGGCGATGAAGTGTGTGAGGTTAATCACAGGTCCATCTCCAGGAAGGCTTGGTGCTGCGCAAGAGCTACTTTAGCGTATGACATCGGGATTGGGGAACCTGGGCAGTGTTGATACCCGAGGACGCCGAATGCTACATGTGTCACCGGCTGTGGCGAAGCTATGAATGCTACATGTGTCACCGGCTGTGGTGAGGCTATGAGCGGGCTTGCGGGTACCTCCCTGCTGCAGAATTGGCACTCGACCATATTAGTCACGGGCACAATCCCGGCTCGCAGGAAATGTCTAGATAAACTTTGTCTAGATAAACTTTAGCCGGCTTGCTGTTTAGCTCGTGTAGAGCGCGCCAGTTCTGCAAAACCTTTACCTGCGCCCGCAGCAGCATCACCTCGTCCTCAAGGTCAGTGCGGGTCATGACTTTGATGTCAGGGTCTTTCATTTTTGCTCATCCTCGTATCCGCTGTTCAGGGTCTCAATAAGATTGAGGACGTCGTAGCAACCCATGGTTGGGCATGGGACGTCTCGCTTGCTTAGCGCAATCTTTTTGAGAACCGCAACTTCCTTCAGAGTTAGCCGTCTGCCATGCCTCATGCCACACACCGAATCCTTTGCTTGGTCTGGTCGGCCAGGAATTCATTCACGGTGTCGAAATCATCGCTGGGCTCGGGTGGCACATCATCCAGAAAGCCCTGAATCTGGGCATCCCAGGGGTTCTCCTCGTCGTTCAGTTCACGCCTCAGTTCTGCCGCTTCCATTTGCTCCATGGTAACGGAGTCTCGCTTGACCTCGGCCAGCACGTCGTCGCCATACCGAGCCCGGATGTAATCCTCCCAATCGGTGTCTTGAGATACTGGTCGCGTCAGAAGCTCTCCTGAATCTGTGTATTCGACATCCTCGCCCCACTGCCACCCCGCTGAGGACCTGCTTCGCGGCGTTTGTGCCAGCCAAGCCTTCACGTCAAGTTGACCCCGTGCCCTTGGAATCCAGCTGAGATTCGAGTACAGGTTTCCTTGATGCTCCTCCCAGCACAGCCCAAACTGCTGCACTTGCAAGGTGCCATCCGCCCCCAGCGAGCCAATCGCAACGGCCCACGGCATCTCCTCTGGCAATTCGGGAAGCCAGTGCGTCAGGTACGCCGCTATCGCGGTGTCGCTGGCCTTGTTGATTAGGTCAGGGTCGGCATCCACAAGCTCCAAATAGTCTTTGTAGCCGTGCCACACCCCGTTATGAATCATGACCTTGTCGGCGTGTCCGTCCAACTCGCCCAATAGAGCACGGGGGCCAAGGGGGAACGGGTGCGTCATTTCCATCGTTTTTGAGCCGTGAGTTGCCCAGCGGAAGTGCAACATGTATGGAAAGGTAAGCCACCCTGCCTCCTGCAACTCAAAGATTTCCTTGGCGGTAAGGCCCTTGGAAAAGAAAAGTTGCCCATCATCTGCCCATGCGACTCCTGCGCCGTGTGGGTTGTCGTATTCCATTTGCTGAAGTTGAGTGAGGGTCACTGGCTTGCTGATAATTGCTGCTACACACATAGGGGTCCTTAGGCGGCAAGAGCCGGGCCAACGCCGAGAATCGCAAGTGCATCTCTATTTGAGAGGTTTAAGAAAACTCTACGTGAGCCTTCTTCTGGAGGTGGGGGCATGTTCAGGTCAATGTAAGAGGGTTCGTGCAAAGGCACGCCATCAAGCAACTCATCATCCACCACATATTGCTCAACATCTGGCACGACGCTAAGAGTTGGAACCTCCAAAGCTGCATATGGAAGACTTGGAGCTAGTGAATCGCAGTCAGTGTTGAGCCAATCATGGAAAATCTGCAGGAGATAGACCACAGCCTCCACTGCCAGCGCAGACTCACGAAACATCGGTAAAAGCCGGCACTCGACGGTCTTGTGCTCTCCCCATGCCAAGAAATTCAGCTGCATGTACCTGTCTTCGTGATTGAAAGGGGAGAATTCGGTTCCCAAGTCATCACGCAAGTAATTGGCCGGTCGCTCCACGTTCTGATGGCAATAGTCGTTCTCTCCAGCCAACCTTCGTCGGAGACTGTGCCACACAGGAAGGCCCTTAGCGTCCGCCCAAGCCAGCCACTTGGCACGGAAGTACTCGAAGAAAGCCTGGCTATAAAGCTGCGAGATGTGGGTGTCGCTCAGGAACGACACATGCACATGCATGCCGCAAGAGTAGTCGGTGGAGTCTGGGTAAAACTTCACTAACTGGCGCAGGGCCTCGATAACCGTGCCTGGCTTGGTCTGCACCTCGCGGGCTCCGCAGTAAGGCTCCGACGTCCAGTGGCCACGGATACTGCCATCGCCGCAAGATGTGGCACCCGCAGCCCGCACTTCGCGAATTAGAGCGTCCGTGTCAGAAAACCGCCCCTCAATCTCGATGCCAACCTTATCGTAGACCCTGTTTATTTCGCAGGTCCTACTATTATGACCTGGAAACCCACACAACTTGCAGCCGTAGGCGGTGTATGGGGATTGAGTGGTGCGAGTACAGAGGACCCCGTTCTCTGTGTGAGCGATGTTCACCATGTAGCTTTCTTTGGGGAATTCCCCATTAAGCACAACGCAGCTTCGTGCGGCGGTAGGGTGCGCGGCGCGTAGTTCTGCAGGGCTATCGTAACTTTGCAGAGAAATTACGTTTCCGTTGCTATCACAGGGAAAGTATTTTCCTGCAATGGTATAGCCAGGAGGCAGCGAAATCCTATCAAAATTGAACCTAGCTCTGGTCGAACTAAATAGACCGCGGTTCCTGCAGAATGCATCCACTTCCTCCAAAGTAGCAGAATCGGGGCAGTACAGGGCAAGCTCCCCCTCACTGCTGAAGTATTCGTTGGGCTCAATATGTGAGTTATTCCCGCCCATGAAGTTGTGTTGCGAAACAAGAAATATCTTCATGACTCAGTCTACCTATCCCGCCACGCGCTTATGAATGCTCACTCGGATATCCACCGGCTGGTAATGTTCCAGCACGCGACGGACTGCGTCATGTGCCGTACGGCAAAGAGAGGTAAGTCTGGTACGAGTGGGGGGAGTGTTGAAAACCCCCGTCAGGTCAATCCGCAGCGGGTACTCGCGTCGCAGGAAAGGGCTCGTGCTGAGAACGTTACCCGAGAGCACGCGGTTGGTTTCCGGCTGGTCCTGATAGACGCCGCCAGTGTGTGGGACGCCGATAAGGTCCAAGTGGTCATGCAGTGCCTTTGCATTGATGACCAGTTCCAGTCTATTCGTTGGCTTGCTTCGGCTGATTCCCACGTCAACGAGAAGGTTGGGGGCTTGCGGGGCCGGTTCCGGGGCAAAAACAGCGGGAACGGTATTAATTTCGTTGGGCACAGTGACCTCGGGAGTGGGTGAAGCGGGTGAAGCGGGTGAAAGAATCTCTGGAGAGAGAATGTAGGTGGAGAGTCGATAATTGGCAAGAATTTCCTGCCTGGCCTTGTAGCTTTCGACGGTTCTGCGACATAACCTACACACTGAGCAGTTGCAGTTTTCCGCAATTTCTGCAATCGCAGCCTGATAATCTTGCTCTGTAATCTCGTGCGCTGGACCGCCGGAGACTGTGTGCGAGTAACCTGGGGCGTACTCATAGATACCATCGCAGCTCATACTACGGTAATTTCCATGGGCCTGTGGAGGGTAAAACTGAATCACCTCTGTGAGGGAGCCGTAAGTTGACGTCGTCCACTCATTTATCGCTGAAGACCAATACTGCACAACGGCAGGGCTTGAGCGAAATGCCGGGCCATCGCCCGCGGGATTAGCACAATATCCAGGAAGGTACCTCACAATACCGGAATTGCTAATAATCCTGTATCGGTTCTCCTCGTATGATTCGATATTAACCTCCGAGGAGACAGTACGAGTTGATGGAACCCAGTATCCGTCGCCAAAGGTTACCCAGTATTCCAGTACTTCCCCCGGTTCAATTCTAACCAGCATCTTGCCCCTCCTGACCCCCCTGACCCTCCTGACCCTCTTGTTGCTCCTTGGGCACAAAAATGAACCGGCTATTGTCCATGCTCATAAAGCTATCGCCCATGTTGCGCTCATGCTCGTCAAGCGCCGCCAGGTCAAGAGCCAGAAACGGGGCAAGGGTGAAGCCATCATAATTGGCCGCGGTTTGCAGGTGACCGTAGCAAATCAAGTCAAAGCGGTTCATAGGCCAGAAGTCTTTGACACTAATCCAGTCATGAGGCACCCGGGCCAACGCGTCATAAATCTCCCCCTCGTAGTTGAGAATGTCGCATCGGTCCATGTCACCAGGCCCGAAGTTGGGCGTTGACACAGGCCACCCCATCTCGGTAACCCGCATCGTTTTGAGGGTGCCATCGGGCTGCACCGCCTTGTGCACACGGACAGGGGTTACTTTATCCCCAACTCGCTCGTATCGAACGAAGGCAGAAGAATACGGCATGTTACTTGCTCCTCTTGGTCTTAGGAATCTTCGGGAAAATTGGGGTAAGAACATACCCCATACGCGGCCAGCCCTCACGAATCATCTGTGCCGCTTTTGCCCATGAATAGGCTTGCTCGTAGTCGTAGCCGGCCGAGAAGAACATTGAGTCGGCCAAATGGGCGGCAGTCTCTGAGTCATCCGTGTGTAGGATGTAGTCTCCAAGCGGATGAGTTTTGCCAAAAAGATGCAACCCAACCCCCCAGGCGTCTTCTGCCCAGCCGTCGGTATCACCGTGCAGCGCCACAGTACAAGCCATCACATCACAGATACGTGCAGCCATTTGCCGCACTTTCTTACTATAGACAGCTCTCGCCATGTTACTTGACCCCCCGAACAGTAAGCTCGGTGTCAATCTCCTGTCGGAGGGCCAGCAAGGCTGAGTTGGACATCGGATGCTCGCCACCTCTGATAGATTTGATTGCGAATCCCGTTCCGTCTACAACGTAGAATTCTCCATCAGGAAGCTCCGGGCATCCTACGAAATCTTCGTACGGAATGCCCAAATTCTTACTTTCGCACAACAGCATCAAAAACCTACGCATGTATCCTCACCAGAAGCCCTTGCGGGCGAAAATCGAAGCAAAATTGCTCCATGAGGCTTCACAAACTCGGCCACCTAACCCCCGGTACCAACGCCCCGCGCACTTATGTGGAGCCCTAGCAACATCTTTGCCACCCTACAACTCCTTTTCTCCTAGTGGAAAGTAAGAGACCAGCCGACCCTCTCCCCCGAGCGGTCTCTTGGTCCCTCACCCGCCACTAAGAACTAGAACTAGGTATGATTGTGATTACTTATGCCATTTTGCCCGACCGGCAACTTAGGGACCGGTGCCGGTAACAGGCCGAGCAACTCTCGCATGTAGCGGATGGTGCTGTCAATAGCTTGTCTACTACTGGCCGGCTGCACGAGGCCACCTTTCTCGCTCCCCAGCACACCAACCAAGCTGAGGTTAGTGCGCCGCCAATCCACCGTCCGCAGCGCATCCAGACGCAGTGCCCGAGCTTCAGGACTCAGCTCAGAGTGATACAGGTCATGCCCCACCACACTCAGCGCCGCCAGCACCACTGAGGTGCGCGTCAAGAATTCATCTCGAGTCGCCTCACGCCAAGGTAGCAAACCCGCCAGCATCGTGATGTACTCCCACAGCCCGGCTTTCGCGGCAGGTTCGATGGCGCTTGATGCCCTTGCGGACGTTCGTGTGGTACTTGGAAGTGTTCATGTTCCGTTCCTTATTGTCTTGCTAGATTTGCCCAGCACCGACATGGTGTGGGGCCAACACAGCAGTACAACTTCAAAATCAACTATTCAGTTGTCATCTTATCTCTTACCTGTCTAACTCGTCTATCCTTACCCAAGACATCCAAAAACGTTGAATCACCGCAGTGACGAACAGCTTAGGACATTTTAAGCAAGACGACCGACATGGGCAGGTTGAGTAGGTTTCTACTCTAGCGCGAACAGTTCCAAGCCGCGTTATCATGGTGCCTCGACTTAGCCTAGCGCCGTCAGGCTACCGACGATAATCCACGTACACCACTGAATCCCAGTAGGTGCCTGGCCCCTGCGTTGCCGAACCAACCTCGACCCTGTAGCCCAGCCCATAAATGCGCTGCGCCATGACAGTAGCCAGCTCGAAGGCTGCAGAAGCGGTTTGGCCCGAGAACTCCAGCGTGATGCCATTCATCTCAACGTTGGCAGAGAAGTTGGTCTTTCCAACCATGGCGCAGATGGCGCGAGTGTAGGCGGCGAAGTTGACGGGGTGGACTCGGTCGGTGTCAATCAGGCTCGTCATGAGATTCAACCTAGCAGCTCTGGAGGTTGGGGTCAAGCTCAGATGGCAGCGAGGAGAGCGCGGGCGTTGTAGGCCAGAGCCGGGTTCTGCATCCTGCATGCCATGTCCAGCGCCATCACAGCGCACTTGCGGGCCAGGGCGGGCTTGCGCATCGCGTAGAGGCAGGCAAACTCCATCTCGGCGCGATAGGACAGGGTCATCATTGCGTGCGACATGTTGGGCTCCAGGAAGCCTCTTGCGAGGCGGTTGCAGCGTGGTCTCGTCAGTGCTGGCGTCACCAGCAGACCCCAAGGTGGGGTTTCGACCTATCGGCTCAGTCCTCGGTGGCCGTATCGTTCATCTTGTGCCAGGTGTCCACCATGACGTTCCAGCTGTGGGTAGACCAGGTGCTGCTGGGCAGTTCGGCGGGGCATGGGCGGATGTCGTTCCAGAGGTTGTCCAAGTCGGCGCCCGACTTAAATGCCAGTTCGGCACAGATTTTGGCGGCAGTCGCACACGCCTCACCGTTGCCGATGGCTTCCTCGCTCACGGCCAAGTACCCCGCCTTCAGCGCCTTCATGTACACGGCAGTCTCGATGCGGTTCATGCTGGTCATGGTGTCTGTCCTCGCCTCCTGACTGGGAGTAGTGCACAGTCGAGGCCAGATTTGGGTCACCAGGATTCGGGCGCTTGCGAGGCTGGCGAGGCTGCACTGGCGTTCAGTAGTGTGCGCGTGGGCACGGTGACTGTACGCAAGCCCACAATTCGAGCTGCAAGTGCATGAGATTGTTCAGGGTCTGCCGCACTGCGTTGAAGTGTGCGCTGGGGCTCGGTGGGCGCTGGCGCACAGTGGGGTGTTGAGTTACAGTGAGGCTGGATGACCCTCGCTCAGTCGCCGCTGGGCTATTCTTGCAAGAATTGAGCCAGGAGATGTGGCACGAACTGTGCTTGATTAGCCTCAGCTCTATGCAAATCTCATGCCAACAATTTCCTTGCAAAATTCATGCCACTAACATCTCCTTGCAAGAATTGTGCCAAGAAGGGTGTGTTCCCTTTGGGAAGTTGGCACGGGACTTGCCTTACCTATCCCACACTGGAATAAATTTTTGAAATCTTCCTACGCACTGCGTCAATATTAGCCTATCCACTTCGATTTGGCACATTAGAGAAGTGGAATCAGCACTTAGCGAGATTTATCGAGCATACTGACCTAATAGCGAGCGAAGCGAGCCTATACCCCCATTAGCGAACGAATGTGAGCATACAGACAGCCTGTGCGGCTGGGAAGGCAGAGGGCAGAAGCTTTTTAGAAATGTATAAGACTTACTCTGCGAATGAAACTTTTCGAAGAAAAATTCATGAGCGCGAGAGCCGAACACTAATCTTGTCTAGCCTCAATCTCATTCGGCGATCGCAATCTGCGTTGAAGGTAGTCTAGAGAGCGAAGCTTAGAAATCGTATGCGCGATGTCGATTTCCTGTCAAAAAGTTGCATTAATAAGATTGCGTGTGGTACACTAAGAACGTAGAACAGAGACGGAGGGCAGAAGCGCTTCAACTTCGTTTCAGCGTGCAAATGTCTATCGCATTTGCTCACAGTAAGTGAGGAATGAATGCAGAGAGGCAGAGCGGAGTTCTTGTTCCGGGGAGGACTTGTACCTACATCTCCTGAATTAAATTCTGTATTCTGCTTGACACTTTGTGCTAAGTGGCTATACTTAAACTTGGTAGGAACGACGCCCCAAACGCACAAGCATAACCTAGTCGTGACAGGCCGGAGAGACGGTCTTTATTAAATTTAGAGTCCTGAGTTAGCCCTCCCTAACAAGGTTAGAAGGCACCTCGCTATGAAAGTGGCTGAGGCAGGATTCGCCGAAAGGCTCCTAATGGCTGGTAAGAACGAAGTCTTCGTTAAGCTTAAGGACGAGCTTGACAAGACGATTAAGCTAGTAGTCCATGCCCGTGAGTCGCTTGATAACGAGCTTGACTCCGAATGGGCACAGAAGAAGCTCTCAGTGGACAAGGCATTCCTTGCCAAGCTGAAGGAGCTAACATCTTCTTTCAATAGCCTCACAGAGAGTAAGATTCGTCTCGACAAGGCTGAGAAGGCTATCGAGGCTGAGTTGACTCCTGCTGAGGAGCGAGATGCCGTAAAGCGGTACCTAATGGATATGGTGCCGAGCGACATGGTGCAGCTTGTCAAGGAGGCGCGTGAGGCGAGGGGAGTGGTAGAGCATTAACATGCCTTCGGCTAGCAAATTTACTATCCGTCCTGCTGAGGCCGGTGACATAAAGTTCATTATGTCTTCCTGGAAGCAGTCATGGCGTGTATCTCCTTGGGCCGGATGTGTGCGGAATGATGAGTACTTTGACTCCATCTCCAGCACCATTGAGGGCCTAATTGCACGCGGTGCCACATTACAGGTAGCGTGTCCCGAGTCCTCACCTGACCGAATTGCAGGGTGGATTTGCAGCGAGCAACTTCCTGACGGCCTCTGCTGTGTCCATTACCTGTACGTGAAAGACCCCTTTCTGGGGATGAAGATTGGAGACTCTCTTGTCGAAGCAGCTTCCGGCAAAAAGCCAGGACTCTATACTTTCCGATTCCGCCAAGTTGCAGAAGCCTGTCAAGGCTGGCGCCACGCCCCCGAAGTTGCCAGACGAAAGTAGCGTTGGCCGCGAACCAGACAAGGCAATCCCTGTCAAGGCGCTGCACTTCAAGACCTCTGTCAAGTGGCCTGAGAAAGCCGGCGCCGGTACTTGCCTCACCGTGGGTACTCCCGGCATGTCTCGCAGCAACTCGGTCGTGTATTGCGACTCCATCTTCCTGTACCGCAATGAGTTTTGCATTGACGGTCGCTGGTGGCTTAGTAAGGCCGATGTTATTTGGGAATTCTAAGTGAGACGTGACTCTAGGTCTACGCAACATAGCACGCCGCCAAGCATCTGCTGCTCAAGCCAAGGAGAGGCAGGTCGACAAGGCCACCCTCATCCTGGAAGGAGCCAGCGAGAAGCAGCGAGCTTTGATTCTAGACCCGCATCTATATCTTGGCGCCCGTTGCCCTCGCCGTTCTGGCAAAACCTACGGGGTGACCTCAAAGGCATTGCATCTTGGCGAGTCGCGCCCGGGCTCTCGAATTTTGATCATCTCTTTGACCCTGAAGAGTACCGTTGAAAACTACTGGTCAGGAGCCCCAGGCGGACTGTGGAGTCAAAATGCGCGCTACGACCTTGGTCTCAAATTCAACACGACTCAGCACACCTGGGTTCATCCTAATGGCTCCAGAGGCCTCCTCGCGGGGGCAGAGACTAAAGCTGATATTGAACGACTTCGAGGTGCGGCGGCAGAGGCAGACCTCGTCATTCTGGACGAGTGTAAGTCTTTTGCTCCTGCCCACCTAGACGACCTAATCGAGAATGTGATTGAGCCGGGTCTCATGACTCGGAACGGTCAGTTGCTCATGGTTGGCACCCCAGGGAGCATCCCCATTGGACAGTTCTACTCTGCCACCTGCCTACTTAGCCGCCTTGCTTCGCCCACCCCCGACGATCCGCAGCGCACTATTCCGACCTGCATCGCCTACGAGGAGTTGGATAGCCCAGGGCCTGCTTATCGCGGGCTTACCGATGACGAGCGAAGCGACTTGTTCGTGTTGCACACCTGGACCATCCAGGACAACACAGCCGTGCCTGGACAGTGGCTCCGTGCTCTCTCAATCAAGCGACGAAAAGGATACGGAGACGACCATCCAGTTTGGCGACGAGAGTACCTGGGTGAGTGGGTCTCTGATGCGTCTGACCTTGTCTACTCATTTGCCAAATACCGGGCTGAGGGCAAGTGTGCCTGGACGCCAGACCTCGACCTAAACCCTCTCACAGGGCTTAACGAGAAGGAGGGGCCGTGGCACTTGCTGCTTGGCCTCGACCTGGGTTTCGTAGACGACTCGGCCATGGTGCTGGTTGCCTACTCCGAGACCCTCCAGGAGTTGCGACACATTTACGATTTCAAAGCTCCGGGCATGGATGCTCAGGCTTTCACCGAAGAGGTGCTTGGTATCATCGCAACCTATGGCCAGCCAGAGATGATTGTGGCTGACGTGGGCGGCGGTGGCGCTAAGATGATTATCGAGATGCTCAACCAGCGGTTTGGGTTGGCGATTCAGCCTGCATCCAAGCGCGATAAGCAGGACCACATTGAACTCATCAATGGCGACTTTGCCCAGGACCGCATCAAGATTATCCCCAACTCAGACTTGGACCACGAGTTGTGCGGCCTGCAGTGGGACCTCTCGAACGACTCTAAAGTTATTCTCTCGAGAACAGGTCGCCTGCGCGAAGACCCCTCGTGCCCTAATCACCTTTGTGACGCATTGCTCTACGTGTGGCGCTTCTCGTACCACTACTACGCTACCGCTAGAGTAGACGGCCCCGAACAAGGCACCCCTGATTGGTGGCGGGTGCAAGAGGAGAAAGAAATTGAGCGAGCAATTGCACGACGTCGAGCAGGCAATTCACGAGCACTTGGCGGATTCTTTGGCTCCGGCGACAGAGGTAATGTCCTCGGAGGATTCGGACCAGGGTTTTCAGTCTCCGGATGAGGTCCATGCTATCGACCTTGCTCATCTTCGCGACTTGCTTAGTCTTCTCAAAGACATGGATGTCGCAGCGTTCTCAGCTGGCGGGGTTAATGTCGCTTTCCGAGTCCCTGAGCCAGGTGAGGTGCGAGTCCCCCTTGCAGGCAGAAAACTTGCCCAGGTTCTCCAAGATGAAGATGCTTCAACCTCGTCTCGCCCAGTGTCTGGCTTCAATAGTCTAGAAGCTAGAGATGGCTTTAAGAACCCTAACTTGTGGCCTGGTCAAGGTGGCCGGGTGCTTAGATTTGATGGCTCCTTCGAGCCTTAAAGGTAGCTAATGGGCACCCTGACGTATCTCGATAAGCTTTTCCCCTCTGCTGTGGCCGAGGATGCGCGCTACGTTTGGTGGCACGAGCCGGCTAAGGTTAGCAAGGGTGAAGAGGAGTACGTCGAGCACGCGCGGGCCAGTAGTCTGATTGCTTGTGCTCAGGTGCTTGAGGCCGAGCAGAACGAGATTCACCAACAGAATCTTTGGTCTGCTCAGCTTTACTCCAACCGCGAGCTAGCTGCATTTGATTGGGGCACTGGGCAACTCTACAAGGCCAGCCTGGCACCTATCACCCGCACAGGTGAGAACATTACGGTGCGCGTTATCGACACCCTTGTTTCTCAGATTGCCAAGAACAAGCCGAAGCCAAAGCCCACTGCTCGTGGTGCCGCGTTTAGTTCTCGAGAGCAGATTCGCCTCTACGACAAATTCCTATTTGGCGAGTTCCAGCGAAATGATACTTACTCTCTAGGTAAGCAGACGTTTCGTGATGCCTGTATCTTCGGGTTTGGCTGTGTCAAGGTTGCCATGGAGGAGGATTCGGAGCACGGGGCACAGGTTTGCTATTCGCGTGTATTCCCGGACGAGGTTCTTGTTGACCAGATGGAGTACGTGGCTTGTGGCAAGATTAGGCACTTCTATCACCGTCAGGTCCTGCCTATCGAGGTGATTGCTAGCACCTACGGTCTTGATGAGGAAGAGGTGGCAGAGATTTCCGCCTCCCAGGAAAGCTTTTCTTACCTCGAAAACAGGCCAGTCGGCAAAGGTTGGGCAGTTGTAGTCACTGGCTACCAGCTTGGGTGCAAGGATGCGCCAGGCCGCTGGATGGTGGCTACCAACAAGTGCGTGCTTGATGAGGGCGAGTGGCCGCACGACTGGCTGCCTTACGTGTTTTATCACTGGCAGACCCCTGTGTCGGGCTTTTACTCGGCTGGTGCAGTGGAGCAGGCCCTTCCCTATCAGATTCGCCTGAACGAAATTAACGAGGTTATTCGCGACGCCCAAGACATCATGGGCCGCCCGCGTATCCTAGTTGCTGAAGGCTCTCGAGTCAATCCCTACGAGGTGGACAACGTTATTGGCCGCTTCGTCAAGTACACCGGGGTTAAGCCTGAGGCCATCGTCTGGCCAGCTATCAACGCAGAGCTTTACAACGAACGAGACCGGCTAGTAAGGACGTGCCTTGAGCATTTTGGACTCTCCAACCTGGCAACTACTGTTACTCCTCCGCCCGGCGCCCGGTTCGATTCTTCGCCGGCGCTTAGAGAATTCAATGCAATTCAAGACGATCGTCTGTCCGACCCCGCGGAGCGCCTAGAGAAGTTCTACAAGACACTGGCAATCCGCACGGCTCAGGTTATTGAGGCTTCAGGGGCGAATCCCAAGACCACTTGGTACTCGGGTTACAAGAACAGCAAGGCTGAGGTTATTGAGTGGGCGGATTTCAGCGAAGTTCTCAACGATTACATCATGAGCATGGAGGCTACTAGCATCTACTCCATGAGTCCTGCCGCCGCGCGTGATGAGCTTGAGAAGCAGCTTGCCATGGGGCTTATTACCCCTGAGCAGTACCGGCTTGAGCTTTGTGACCCCGATGAGGAGTCCGAGTACACAATTCAGGCCGCTGCTGCAGCCGACCTTACGCGCGTGCAGGAGTTGCTTGAGAAGGGCGAGTTTGAGCAGCCCATTCCTGAGCAGGACCTTGTTAATGGCGTGCAGAGGATGACTCTCGCACTGTTGAACCTCAACAAATACAAGGATGACGGCAAGGGGCGTGTGTCTCTTGCTGAAATCAAGATGAATTTTATCAACTGGATTACCTTGGCCAAAGCTATTTTGGCTAAGGCCCAAGAGCCTACCGCTGCCACTGCTGCAAGTGTGCCGCCTGAGGGTGAGCCTACGCTGATGCCTGCTGAGGCTGAGGCCCAAGCAATGATGCAGGGCGGTGGCTTGCCGCCAGGTGGCTTAGCTGGCCCTGCTGCAACACCTGTCCCCGAAGCCATGGGTTTGGCACCTGCCGGCCCTGGTCCCATGCCTAACATCGCCTAATAGAGGAGCCTGAATGTCGAACCCTTCCGCCCCAGTTCTCAACGCCCAGTCTAATCTCACGTACACGCCTCCGCCGGAGACTCCCATCGAGGAGCACCAGGAATTTGCTGATACCTTGAAGGATGCCATCTCCAGCATTGGGGCCGAGTTTGAGGCTGAGCGAGACCCTGCACCTCTTGATGTCGGAGATGATGTTCCAGAGGCTGAGGCGCCTGAGGAGCCGCAGGAGCAACCTGAAGGTGAGCCTGAGGAGCCAGAAGATGCGGAAGATGACGTCGCAGTCAAGCGTGGGCTAGACCGGCTTGTTGCCCGCGAAGTTGCCCTCCAGCAGAAGGAGGCCGCTTTCCAGGCACAGCAGTCGCAGTATCAGGCCGTTGTTGCCGAGTTGCAGGCTCTCAAGGCATCCGCACCCCCTCAGGATGTGGTGCAGCTTTTTGATGTTTCTCCTAGCGAGGCTCTGAAGTCTCTTGGGCACGACCCTGAAACCGTCGTTCAGTTGCTTATTGCAGAGCAGCTGCGCGCGCGAGGTAAAGAAGTTCCGCCTGAACTCCAGAAGGCTACGGAGAAGGCCGCATACGACAAGAGGATTCGCTCGCTGGAATCCAAACTAGCACAAACGCAGAAGGCGCAGGAAGCAGCCGCGTACATCAACGCCGTGGGGCTTGGAGCGCATGAGTATGTCAAGGGGCTCACTGACCCTAAGACGCAAGCAAAAGTTGGCAAGGTAATGCCGACCCTGGCCGGAATCGCTAAGACTTCACCCGACCGTGTGCACCGTGAAATCATGGAGGAAATCACGCGTGATGCGCAGTCTCGTGCAGCAGCGGAGCCGAACGGCCAGCCACTGACTTATGAGGAGGCAGCTAAGAGAGTTGAGTCTCGGCTGTCTGATTACAAGTCGCTTTTCGCCCCGCTTCAGAACGATGGCACCACAAAGCAAGTAGTTGGAGCCAAAGGTACTCCTCCCCAACAGAAACCGCCGACTAAGCCCTTGACCACGAAACCGTGGGAAAAGAAGGGTGATGACCTGATTAAGTCGGGCATTGATGAAGCTATTCGTGAGTTCCAAAAGCACGAGTTGGCTAATCGGCGGAGATAAGCGGCTAAATGCCGCATAGACAAGAATAGGAGGCTTCAATGGCCTCGGCTTCAACTATCGCAGCACTTCAGAAGATGTACAAGACGGTTTACATGAACCGTGACCTGGCTAACCAGGCGAAGCGGAAGACCCCCGCATATGACTCCGTTCAGAAGTTTGATGACTTCGACGGCGCAAACCTGACCTTCCCGTTCAACTTTGCGGTGCCCACTTCGGTGGCTACTACGCTTCCGGTTGCACAGGCGGGCGCTTCTTCGTCCAGCTTTGATAACTGGGTGATGTCGGTCCGTAAGAAGCTTTACGGCGTTCTCACCATCGATGCTGAGTCGATGCGTGCGGCCCGTAAGGACATTGGTGCATTCCTTCGCCTCCGTGCCAAGGAAACCAATGAGCTTATGGCCTACATGAAGATGATTCTTGGTGGGCACGCGTTCTGGGGTGACGGCGCTGGTAACCTTGCGCAGGTGACGGCGGTCGCTGGCTCCAACCCGGCCACGAGCTTCACGGTCTCTGCCTTCGATGTGATTAAGTTCCATCTCAAGCAGATTCTGGTGTTCAACGCCACTCGGACGGGGTCGGCTGGTACCATCAAGGCTTCGACCTTCCAGGTTACTGGCCTCAACCGCACCACGGGCGTGATTACGGTCACTCGACTCACTGGCGCTGGCGCTGGCGTTGACCCCGCGGTTAACGACTTCGTGTATCAGGTTGGTACTTACGACAGCTTCCCGCTTGGCATCGATGCGTTCATCCCTGCCTTTGACCCGGGCACCAACGGTGTTCCGGCTGCGCTTCTGGGCATGACCCGGACTGACGACCCCACTATGAAGTCGGGTTGGCGCGTGGCTTGGCAGGGCTCGATTGAGGAAACCATCAAGTTCCTGGCTGCTACGATGGGCCAGTATCTTGACCAGGAGAACTCGGTCTGCTGGGTTAGCCGCTTCAACTGGTTCCGTCTGGACCAGGAGCTTACCGCCCAGAACCGCAAGGTGATGGATACGCGGGCTACGCAGGTGTTCGGTTCGCCGGCCCTGCTGCTTATCACGCCTGAGGGTAACATCCCGGTTGTGGCGGACCCGTATCTGCCCAATGACCGTGGTTACATTCTCGAGATGAGCCAGATTGAGACTCACCACCTCGACGGCCTTATCCACGTGGCTGATGACGATGGTCTGGGCGCGATTCGCCAGGCGGCTGATGACGGTATCGAAATCCGGCTGCGGTCGTGGGGCGAGAATATCGTCCAGCGTCCGTTCCAGTGCGGGCGATTCCCTATCATCTAAGTCACTGAGTAGCTAATTGGGCTTTGGCGTTGCACGCCTTATAAGTCGCTGGAAGGCCGTGTTACCACGGCACAACAGTAACCCTTTTTCTTTAAGGAGTCTCCATGGGTCACATGCATCAACACGGCATGAATACGTCGTCTCGAGGGATGTTCGTCGATAGCGTGCGCGTCACCGGTCTCAACGTTGCCAACGGCCAGCTTTGCACGATTGCAGAAGATGGCAAGTCTGGGTTCGTTGCCTCAGTCACGCATACCGCTACCGGCGTCTACACCTTCCAGCTGACGGTGCCGTATCCGCCTCGCCACATTATCATCCAGCCTAGCATGAGTGCCACGGCTGCAACCTCTGCAAATCTCGTCCCTCGCTACCAGACTGCTAGCTATAACGCCACCACCGGCCAGTTCATTATCAACGTGAACAACGCGGGGGCGGCGGCTGATGGCGGGGCAACTGACGAGCTTCACGTGGACTTCCGGCTCGTTCATTACACCCGGAGCTAACTAGCAATGCCTGTCTTTACAGTGCAGCAACTGGTCGACCGTGCGGCCGCAATTTCGGACATGCACGACGATTTTGTAACACCCCAGCAGTGGCTTGCTTGGTACAACACTGAGAGGCAGGCATTTTCTCTTGCGATGGCTCGTAACGGGGCCGCTTTGCAAGACATTCAAATTTCTGTTACGCCAGCCACGGCGCAGTTTTCTATTTCAGGCCCGGTTCTGGCTATTGTAGGCGTGTGGGAACAATACCCTGACGAGCGCCTGCGCCCTCTTAAAATTCTAAATTTCGCTGACAATTTTAGGAGTGGGCTGAACACGGGGCCGGCGCAGTACGTGGTTATTACTGAGGACTCCACGGTTACCACAAACTCCACAGACTTCCGCTTTTTCCCTACTCCCACCTCTGGCAATTACATGATTGTCACGTTGCGTGCTCCTGATGTTGCCACCACCCTGGCAGACACCACGAGCATCGCGCTTGGTCTCGAGGAGCGGATTGTGCTTGGGATGGCGCGCAGAGCACTTATCAAAGAGGAGTCTGACGTCACCGACATCTCCAAGCTAATCATCGACCAGGACCAACTCATTGAGGAGTTTGGGTGGAAGCGGACGTTCGCTCAAATGCCTGGAGTGCGCAACGTTGATGCCCTGCAACGGGGGTGGGTTACGGACGTGATGCAGATTGACCCTAACGCCTGGTACTGGATGTAGTCATGGCGCTCACTCCTGTAAGATTGCCGACGGTTCTAGATACCAAGGACCAGTTTCAGCGCGAGGTCCGAGACGCGCTTAAGACGTTGGATGAGCGAGGGGTCCGTAAGCTCACAATTACTGGTGTGGCACTAACGACTGCTACCACGCTAGTTGCTCATCAACTTGGCCGAAAGCCGGTGGGGTGGCTTGTTATTGATAAGACCGCACAAGCCGATGTGTGGCGCGATGCCACTGTCGAAGTTAGTGCTGACAAAATCCCGCTTAGAGCGAGCGCTAGTGTGACCGTCGATATTCAGTTTTGGTAAGGAGACACAAACATGGCAATTGGTGACGTATTTCCTTACACGGTGCCGCCAGTCGGTACGGCAGGCCCGTCCTTCGCTACTTCAGTCAATAATATTCTGACTGAGACGATTGCAAGACTGTCAACTAAGGTCCCTCTCGCTAGCATCGACTTTAATTCGGTGGGTAATCTGGCAGGGTCTCCACTTTTGGATGCAGGCTATATCACCCTGACCAACACACTTACTACTCCTGCAGCTAGCCCTGTTAATAGGCTTACCGCATTTGGTGGTGACTTTTGGTACGTGAGTCCGTCTGGACCGATTCAGATTACCTCTGGCTCCACGCTTAATGCTGCAGGAGTTGGTGGCATTACGGGTGACTACGGGGGCGGAAATCCTGCGCAGTTTCGCTTTGTAGATGCAGACCAGCGATACGACGCCTACGACAACTTTGGCACCTCTACTTTTGCTTACATCAGAGCAAGAGGGTTTGATGTAGCTGGCGGAGCGGTCTCGGCTGTGTTTGCTAGGTTGCAGTATGCGGGGGCTTCTTCTAGAACGTTCACCCTGCCTCCTGACCCTGCCTCTACAGCGAATCCTCAGCCTCTGTACATGGACAATAGCGGCAACATTACGGTAGGCCACACCAACAACAAGAGTTTCACGTATTCTGCCATTGGGTGCCGTCCCTCCAATGCCCCAGGAGGTTACGGTGACCTCAATATGAGCCTTGTCGAGGGGTCAGTGGCTCTTAATTCCGTTGCAGGGCAGAGGCTAATTAAGGGGGTAGATTACTTGCCTGGCGGGTTTGTAATCACCTCTGTGGTGCTACAATTGGCCAAGCTTAACACTACCTCAACCGGATTTAGCTTTTGCAGGTCGCTGAACGGCGGGTCTTTTGTGTCGCTTGGCGGAGTTACTTCCGTTGTTGCGGGCCCTCAGGCGCTGACAATTGCGCTTTCGCACACCGTCGACCCTACATTTAACTACAGCGTTTTTGCTGATTTGGTTGGAAACACCAACGACAGGTGGAGCGGGTTTACCATTAACGGATTCATGCCTAGATAGGCAGAACAAGCAACATGTCTCTAGTTAAAGACACAGTAGCGATTTCCTTCTCCTCTGGTATTCAGCCTAGCCAGAGAGAGCGGCTGCTTCCTCCAGAGAAGCTTCTTGTTGCTCAAAACTGCTCGTTTATTCGAGATGAGGGGCCGCAGAAGCGCAACGGGCACGTTAGCAGAGTGATTAGGACTTCTGCTGACTATGTCGGGATGGGAGGTATTCCGAGCCCAACGGCCATGCCAGGCAGGCAAATTTACTCCACGGCGAATCCTAACATCTCGCCTAACTGGCTTCTGGGGTGGGGAATTCGCGGCACAGAACTAGCCACCTCTACGAGCCCGTTCGAAGTTTCCCCACAAGCTAATGCTGGGCAGGTTCTTGGGCAAGCTTCAAGAGACGACGAAATCATTTCTTGGGACGGCTTTCGAGCTTTTGTATACGCGCCACTGCAAACCGCAAAGTTTGGTGAGCCTCAAAATAGTGTGTCACCTGGGGCCTCTATACGTGGTCCGTGGGTGATGCCAACCATGCGTGTGGAACCTGTCGCAAAGATTTCAGATTCCCAGCTTTTTCCGGATGCAGCAGACAACGGTGTCCTGAGGGTCGTGGCTTGGATTAACTCTGACCTCACCAGCATTGGCTATTCGGTTTACGACAGCTCTAACGGCGCGTGTCTGGTCTTTAATCAGCGGTTTACCGGCGGGTCCGCCAAGTCAGTGAGGTGTATCACTGTTGGGACGTGGTTTCACATCCTGGTGTCAGACTCCAACTCTAATACCCTCACCATGCGGAGTTTTCAGCAGGATTCGCCCACCAGCGTCACCACGAGGTCACTAGGGCCTGTTGATAACCAGTTTGACTGCAAGAAAATCGACGAGCATGGGTTTGTCGTTATTCGCTCCAAAGCCTCTGTGATTACGGCCATTGTCCTGAATCAAGATGGGAGCACTAACCTAACATTCACTCCAAACCTTTTTGGTAACCCGGCCAACACGAACAATGCCATTGCGTGCGCAGTCGATTTTGACAAGAACATCGGCATTGCTTGGCAATCTGGGGCAGGACCCGTAACCACCTTTTTTGCCGTGTATTCACCTGGTGGCGCCCCTATTAACGTCTCCAGTCCTGCAACGGTTACCACCAGCACAGCAAGACGGCTTACTTTGGCTCCTAGGGCTGTTGGGACAAATATCTCTGGCGTGCTTTGGGATGTTTTTATTGAGGATTTGGTCTCAGGACAGGTCCAGACTCGGTGTGTTACCGTGCAAGCTGCTGCTACTTCAGGCACAGCCACCGCCACACGGCATCGAGTGACCATTGCTAGCCACGCGTTTCAGGTCGGTAACAGGACATTCCTGTGGTGCTCCTCCCCTAATCCAGGCACCGTTTCTGGCCTCCAAACGTCTTGGTATCTTTGTGATGCTAGCCTGCAGCCAGTGGGCAAAATGTCTTACGGGACCGCGAATGCTGATTTTGGTACTACTCTGAATACGTTGCCTAGCGTCAATTGGCATACGGATGACGACATGCATCCGGGCAAGGACCGAATCGTTTTCCATGGGGCGCTTGGATACAAGCAAAGGGTGCAATCTACTGCGCTCTCCCCTCGCCCGTCGGGTGTGTTTACTGAGCCTAGTGTCAACTTCTATAAGCTGGACTTTATCCCTAAGCTCAGGGCCGGGCAAGCGGGGCGGACTACCT